TTGTATCATCTCCATCGAATAATTCAGATGAAGCATCAAACTCAGACTTGTCATAGTTACGATATCCTTCGACATTACGAATCTTCAACTTGAAGTTTGCTCCACCCCAGAAGTCAAATGGATTGACTGGTGTTTCATCTTCGAATTGAGGTTGCATAACATCCATGATCTTATCAAAGATCTTCTTACCATACTTGTAGAGGAATACTTTTCCTTCATTCTGTGGATTCGCTGTATCAGAGATCACAAGAATATTTGAAACGTGATGGAGTCGGCGTTTGCGTTGGCGAGCAACTTCTTTATCCGATTCGATACCACTATTCCATAGTTGAGTATTCATTTCACTTACTGGATCTTGTTGACCGATAGAAGTCAAAGACTTTTCGATGTACCACTTACCAGTTGGGCCCTTGAAGCCGTGGTCCCAGTAACGAACCCAAGGGAGATCCTCGCCTTCGACTGCTGGAAGAAAGCGAATAACGGCATAACCATTACCTGCTTTGTCTACTGTTGGTGCCCACATACGATCATCACCGTATGACTTCTTTTCAGAAGTGTTTTCTGCAGCCTTAACTAGGTTTGCAATTGCTTCGGCACGTTTTTGTTTTAGTTCTTGAAACGACATATTATTTGTATATTATTTGTATTGTTAGTATTTTGTTTTTGTATTACGATGTATTTAATCGATATAACCATTATAGACTAATACAGTTAAAAAGTAAACTCTTTAATTACTATATCTTTCATTTTTTTCATGTTTATATCAACTAAGCTGTACTTGTATTTCTGTGCCAACATTGCTTGACCCTTCTTAAAAGAAAGAGGATCATTTAATGTCGGCAGTGTATCATTAATAAAGTTTACCATCTGATCTAGAATTGATACAGTTTCAATACTGATCTTTTCTGAACAAAGGTAATCTATTATTAAGTTGTTTCCATTCTCACATCTGCAAAGTTTGTCAAATGACTCCTCCACATCAGTAAGCAGTTTTATATCAGTCTTGAAGCGGTATGATACTGAATCTAATCGAGATTGCAACTCTTTATAGTTACTCTCTGTCATTGATCCAACCCATTTAACTTCCTTAATAATATTAGCTGTATAGAATTTTTTCAAGGAATCTGAATCATACTTCCGACCCAGTTTTTCAAAGAAGTATCGATCTCGCCTTTTTTCAAAGGAAGCTCTACTCACTCTTGTCTTGAAGTGGTATTTATAAGCATTATAAGAGTCACTGTTATAATGTAATAGCAGTGCATTGTAAATTGAATATGATTCAAATCCCGACATTACATTTCTGCTTCAAACATACATTCTCCATTGAGTTTTACACATTCAAGGATCTTTGTTCCTAGAATGTAATCAGCATAATCTGAATAGTCATCTTCTTCAAGACCATTGAATGTGTCACAGTCGGGGCCATTGTGATACTCTTTAAGATTATCTATGCTGACACTTTCTTCAATAGCAGCCAATTCTTTTTCAAGTTCTGGAATATGTAAATCATCGAATCGATAGAACATACTTGGCTCTGCACCAAATCGATCTGCTGCAAAACTATCTTGAACGCCGAAAACGAATTTACCTTCTATATCTCCTGTATAATATCTTCCCATAATTTAAAATAATTTAGTTGTGTTGTTCTTTATGATGTTTCTATCCATCGCTTCTGCTTCAAGTTTGGCTTTGAGTGGGCCTGTAACCAATCTCACAATATCTTGTGGATCAATCATTAAGCCTTCGCAAATGTCACAGATTGCTTCGGCATAAGTCATCTTATCTTTATGAACCAATAGTTCGACTTGACTTCTTAGAGCCTCTTTTGTAATGCTAGGTGTAATAACTACTGCTTGTTTCATAATATTCTTAGTAAGATAGTGTCTTTATTGATTCGGCCATTCACTTTGCCACGCTTGGTCTTTAGATCATCGATAGCCTTTGTAAATACCTTTTCTGATTTCTTTAATAGAATAGGAATTATATCATCTGGCTTACGGATTGTCAATGAGAAACTTTTCTCTTCATTCCATTCCTTTAGACAAGTTCCTTTTACACTGATAGGATCATCCGATTCATATACACCCAACTTTCGAGTCTTTGTGTTGAACACAAGAACCATTCTAGAGCCAGGGATATTCAATGGAGAGGTAGATTGGATACCGAAGTCATCATCCGATTCTTTATATTTAAGTTTCTTAACTTGTAATGAAGCGGACTTCACTTTCTTATTTCGAACCTTGCGAACCTTCTTATTAGAAGATGAATACTTATCAAGCTGTGTAATCATTGCTTGAATACCCTTCAATCTACTTCGAATACCTGGCTTGGGTAAGAAAGACCATCCTTCGATATCAAACTCATCTGTCTTATCCAAAGCATTCTGAAGGCTTTCACGATAGACCTCTAGCCACGAATAGATCTCTTTCAATCCTTTCACGGGAATTGAATTAGCCTTTAGGAGTTGAATCAGATTAATCGAGTCAACACTTGTCTGATTTTCTGCCCATCCTTTATCATCGATCATAATCTCTAATTCAGAGATAATAGTCTTATTGACTTTATTAGAAAGACGTTGAAGTGGCGAAAGAATCTTCACATCAGAGTCCTCTGTGTTCAATGAGGCTTGCGCTTGTATGCTTGCTTGACTGCGTCGAAGGATAGAATCAATCTCAGTCTTAAGAAACGCGCCATCATCGTGCGCTTCATCACAGGATAGACCAGGTTTAGATTCGATATATTCCATAACATCATCTCGTGTTGGAATCATACCATTATTCATAGCCCGAGCTAGTTTTAAGCATGTGATATTTGCACAGCGTTCACCCTCAGACTTAATCAACTTCACTTGCTGCTTTGTGTATCCATTCGTTGGCATCCATTTCAAAAGGTCATCGAATAGATCTTTAGCCGAACAATAGTAATTATAGAAGTTGAACATCCGAGAACGTTCCTTCATAAATTTCTCAATTGGCCAAGATTCACACCCGTCCCATTTGGGTTCTTCTCCAGTATATTTGTGGTCCACTGCTGCGACCCTTCCGTAACGATCAAAAATTCTAGTCTTCATTATTAATGTATTGATTTGCTGTATAGCGGGTTAGATTATCGAGTTCTTCATGAATATCAAATTCAGTAGGAGCTGTTGGTTCCAAGGGTACAAAATCACTTTGAATTTCTTTTGATGCCCGTTTTGCTTTCTTCTTAGCCTTCTTAACTAGAGACTTAATGAGATTTAATCTTTCAACTTCTGTCATAATATATTTTGATTTAAATGTTATCGATAAACAGTGATTGTCTTAGTAACAACTCGTGTCTCATAGTGACCAGGAATATTATATAGAACATTTCCACTAACATCTGTCACATATTCGTCTGCTACCCATACTTGCTCTTTAACTTGAACCTGTTGCTGGTGAGCCTGAACTTGTGGAGCCTGTTTAACAATCGTGACTGATTGCGAGTTTGTATTCTTGCGTTGGTTTCCTCGGCGACCATATTCTCCTGCCACAGCCCCAACTACTCCGCCGATGATTGCTCCAGTTTCAGAGTCTCCATCTCCGACATTGTTACCGATAACTGCACCTGCGATTGCTCCGAGTGATCCGTCCCTAAGAATATATTCATATTCAAATGCTTGAGCAGATGATGTGATCAATGCTGCTGTTAATAGTGTTGTTAGTTTATTCATAATTATTTAATTGTAATGACTGTTGCCTCATTGTTAGTTAGTTTACCGTCTCGCTCCATTTTTCTCTTGAAGCGGCGGGCGAATGATAAAGCTCTTTTAGAGCTGTAAGTGTTATAATACTTAGTGTAAGTTTTAATCAATTCATCTTTTTCAAAAATAGAATATGTTCCATAGTCACGAGACTTACTCGACCAAATTTCAATTGTTGCTTCTAGTAGTGGTGGTTTAGTTATAGTATTGGTTGTCATAATAGGTCTTTCTCAATCTTATATGTATATTATAATCTATTTTGGAGGATTTGTCAATGGTCTTATCTGTCTGATAATCAACTGGTTAGGACACTGCGATATGGGATTAATCAAAAGTCATAACCAGTTGATAGAGAATCACTTAAAG